ACTCAAAAGTGGGATGAACCGTCTTGAAATCCGGGTTGAAGTTCCCGTGATGGAGAGTGTTTCCGGCAATAACGCCGCCGGCTACACAGCAGCTCCGAAAATCGCCTTCGTGGACCAGGTTTCTCTGGTTTCTTACTTCCATGACCGGTCGGCTATTGCTAACCGGCGACTCGCACGCATGTTGCTGGTGAACATCTCCAACAACATCAGTACCTCCGTGGCTGCTGCCACGACGGGTCCGGCGAGCGAACTCATGGACGTAGGAATTACAGCGTCGTGAGACTGCTGTTCATCCACGTGATCTTTATTGTTTGCTTGTGGCTAGTATTTTGGCTACATAGCGGGTAATACAAGATCTGGCCATTCCGGCCGAAGGTAACCACCTCCCTTAAAAGGACTAGCATGGAAAAGCATGATTGGTTAACGGAGCCAAGCGTAGAGACAACACTCAAGATCCTTGAGACTCTCACATCAGCTCTTGCCCCGCGGGGCGGCCAAGTTGGACGTCACCTACTTGAACTTGTTCAAGCAAGGAACTATGAAGCTGTCTTGGCATATGGATTTGACTACAATCTGGACTGGGATGTCTCCCAGCTTATCGCGTGCAGGCAGATACAAGCCCTGTACAAGAAACTTCCCATTTTGCCTGTGATATCGGCAGAGGAAAGGGAGGCCAGGTCGTACGTCATATTCGAAGAGGCCGAAGCAAAATGCAAGGAGACAAACGCGCGTTTTAGGACCAAAAAGGACATACCGGATGGCTTTTCAGCCACTTCTTTTATGCAGCTTAACACTGCCAAGAAGCTTATCCGTAAAGTCCTCGGACCACTACCGCGTATTTGCGACCTTAAATTAGCTTTCGGGCCTGGTGCTACTACCACGGTGAAAAAGGGCATGGCATGCCCGCAGGAAAAACTTGCAGATCAGCCAACGTGTAGCGACGAACTAGCGCACAGCCCCTGGATGCCTGAATTCTTAAGGTCCATACCACACTGGCTTGATTACCATGGTGGATGGATTCTTTGGGAAGACGGCGGGGAAGTGCACGCGGATTTCTGCGTGGATTTGGTCTTATCAACCAGTCAGCTA